CTCGGTCTCGGTGAGCTTGCCTTCGAGCTCCTTGGACTTGACGCGGCCCTGAGCGGCTTCGTCGCGGAGCTTCTTGACGTAGGCCTCGTCGAAGGTCTTGGGCTCCGGGCCCTGCTTCTCGGTGGCGACGTCGCGGGTGGTGTCGGTGGCGGGGGCCTGTGTGGCCTCGGTGGTGTCGGCGGCTTCGGGCGCCTGGCCCAGCTCGTCAGACATGGTGGTCTCCAAAAGGAAGAGGCCACCGCCCGGGCGACCTCTGGATGGGTGCTATTCGTCCCGCTCAGGCGGGGAGTCCTCGGAAGGGGCGTCGGGTGGTGTGTCCTGCCCGCCGATGAGGCCGGCGGAGACCATCGGGTCGACGACCGGGTGTTCGTCCTGGATGCGCTGGACTTCCTGGGCGATCTGCTCGTCGTCCCAGTCGGGGTGCACGATGCGGACCTTCACCTCGGTGGAGGCGGCCTGTGCGGCGTCGAGGAGCTGCACTGTGCGAGCGGTGGCCTCGGGTGCGTCCTGCACGCCGTCGGGGAAGTCCACGGACGGCATCTGTGGGGTCACGCCGGATGAGAACTGCGCCCGGTCGATCTCCAGCAGCGTCTGCGTGAACCGGGCGAGCTCAGGCTTCCAGTACCCGATCTTGCGGTCCCTCGTGGCGAACGTGCGGCGCTCCCGGTGCTGCACCTCGGTCGCGGTGATCGCGAGGTCGCCCGACTCACCGAAGGTCTGAGCGGAGAAGCCAGCGGACCTGACGATCTGCTCCAGGAGGTTCTGGACGGTGCGCTCGTGCTCGTCGACACGGATGTCGAACTGCACTTCCTTGATGAGGTCTGTGAACTTCTCGCCCGCGCCCTGGAGGCCGCGCATCTGCGAGTAGACCTCGCGTTCCATGTCGAACGTGGCTGCTTGCCCGCGCCCGTGGGTGTCCAAGTAGGAGTCGGGGACGATCAGACGGGCCTTGGCCAGCCGGACGTCCCGCATCCACGAGCTGTACGCCTCGTCGAGGGCGTCCATGAGCTGCTCGGCGCCCTGATAGTCGGAGCGCCCGAGCGGGCTGCCGCGCATGAGCCGGTTCGGCCTGATGTTCGGCACGTAGCTGACCGCGAGCCCTGTCGCCCCGGTGGCGATACCACCGTCGGCGTCGACCGCGAAGACCTCAGTCTCAGGACGGTCGCCGAGCGGGAGCTTCTGTCCGAGCTGATCCCGGGAACCCCGGTACAGCCCGTGGTACACCCTGCCGGGTTCGTGGCGTTCGAGGTGCCGGTACACGGTGTCGTCGTCGCGTTCCTCCAGCACACGCCACAAGGTCACGGCGACCAGACGCCCGGCACGCCACTCCGGGGCCGCGCAGTCGGGCACGATGACGTCAGCGAGCACATGCTCGGCAACGGTCTTGTCCCACGACGCGCGCAGGTACACGCCACCGTAGGGCGACGACACTTCGGCGCCTTCGAGGAGGACCGCGCCGAGCCCACCCTCGGACATGAGAAAGTCCAGTCGCTCTTGGGTGGTGTCGTCCTCAGCGGTGAGCGTCGGCGCCTCCCCGAACAACAGCTCAGCGTTGGTCGCGGCGATGTCCCCGGCGATCGGCACGTGGATGCGGGCGGGCATCTGCGTGGGGTCTGGCGGTCGGCCCCACCAGAACCGTGCCACTGTGCCCACGAGCCCGCCCTGATACTGGGCGGGGCGCGGGCGGGGGAGTCCGAGACGGCTGGAGGAGGAGCCCCCGTACACAGCGGACAGCTGCTCAGGGGACCCGGAGTACCAGGCGCCGTGCTCGTCGTAGTAGGCGCGGGGGAGGTCCGTCGAAGCGGGCGGCCATGGCACGGAGGAGTCAGGGAGCGGCACCACACACCCCCATCTCACTGGTAGTAGTCATCAGGCCCGGGGATCTCCGCACGGTCGTCACGCAGCGAGGTCAAGAGGGTCGATCAGATACGGGCGCCACAACGCCTCGGAGGTCGTCAGGGCGTACCGGCCAGCGTCGAGCGAGTGGTCGTCGACCTTCAGCGGGGCGTCCTGCCCCTTCTCGGTGGCCTTGACGTCCCAGCTGTAGCCGCCGGCCTCGTTGATCCAGCCGGAGCACCGGTCGGACACGAGAAGCTGACGGCGGGCAAGCAGGGTCGCGACGAGCGACAGCCCGTAGGCCACGTCGTTGTTCGCGGGGGAGGAGGCCAGTCCGTCCGCGTGCAGCTGGACTCGGAAGCTGGCGGCTGCGGGGTCCACGGCCACGTACTCGATGGGCAGCAGGGCGCCGTTCGGCAGGTGCGGTTGCTTCATCCACTCCCGCAGGCGGGCTGACTGCTGAGCGTCGGTGAGCCGCTGGGTGTCGCGTCTCGGTTCGTTGCGGTGCTCGTCCACCAGGTAGAGGCGTCCGTTCGAGCCAATGCCGAGGAGGAGTCCGGCGGTGGGGTTGGTGGTTCCGTGGTCAAGGCCCAAGCACACCAACCGCTCCATGGCGGGCAGCTGATCCCACGCGATGACGTGCTCATCCGGGTCCCACATGTCGTAGACAGCGCCCTCGCCAGCGATCCACGCGCCCTCAATGAACCTGCGGTACCACAGGCCCGTGTACTGCGACTTGAGGAGCGACACATACCCGGGGTCCAAGCTCGGGTTGTCGTCGAGGGTGAAGTGCCAGTGCCTCATGCCGACCTCGCCGGGCCGGAGTACGAAGTCCTGTCGCAGCCAATGACCGGGGTGGTCCGGGTTGGTGGTGGCCAGCAGCTTCGCGCCCTTCACACGCAGACGGCTGATCAGCATCATCCAGAAGCTCTGCGGGACCAGCGTCGCCTCGTCCACGTAGCTGAGCGCGATGGTCGCCCCGCGGATCCTGCCTTCGGAGCGGGCGTCTGACGCGCCCACGAGGTGAACGGTCCGGCCGAGGATGACCGCGGTCGTGGATCCGGGCGTGTGGTGGATCTGGCCGGCGAGCACACCGAACAGCTCGGGCGCGGACAAGGGGTCGAGGAGGTTCCGCTCGATCGTCTGCAACGTCCTGCCGACCATCACGATGAGCCCGGTCGACGGGGCGCGGGTCAGCAGGATGAGGAACGCCAGCAAGGAGCTGATCGTCTTCCCCGACGACACCGCCCCGGACCACAAGGCGATCTGTGGGGTCGACATGGACCCGACGATCGAGCGGATCTGAGCGGGGGACAGGTGCCCGGTGAGACGAGAAAGATCCACACTCACCCCCGGCGCGCAACCGCCGATAACTGAAGCTTATCGGTGGCTAGACATTAGTTGAGGTTGCGTCGGGCGGTTCGGAGTCGAGGACTTCCGCGGCCTTCTCCAGAGCGTCAGCGATACCCGACAGCATCGACGCCGCGGTTGCAGCACCCGAGTCAGTCTCGGTGGACAGGATCTTCAAGTGCTTGTCGAGAGCGACGGCCGACGCGGTCATGAGGTTGCGGAGGTCACCCGTCGGCGCCCGTTCGAGCACGGCCTCGTTGTACGTGTTCTCCTTGCCGCCGAACGAGTACACGAGGTGCGGCTGATCCATCTGGTCGAGGAGCTGATGCGCCTTGCGGAGGTACTTCTCGGAGACCTCAGCTCTCAGCGCCGCCAGGTCCGCTTGACGCGCGCGCGTGGCCTTTTCAGTGCCTTCGCGCGAAAACGCTTCGGTCTCGCCGGCGTCCTTTGCAATGTTGCGGACGCTGGCGTCGCTGACTCCGTGTCGTGCCGCTATGACCCGGGTCGAGCCTGCCTTGGCGCGGATGTCTTCGAGGATCGCGGCGCGCTTCTCATCGTCGATGCGTGGGGGCACAATCCGCTCACCCCAACCCGTTCCTGGTGCACACTGGTGTCCCCGCGTCGCCCGCTCCGACGTCCCCCTACCGGAGGTGTGTCGTGAAGCGTTTGCTGGTGTGCACTGCTGTCGTGTTCGCCGTGTCGGGCTGCTCTGGTGCTGACGCTCCCGTGGAGGAGCCGTCGCCGTCCCCGTCGGAGGCCGCAGTCGAGTCCCCGTCCGCGTCCCCGGAGGTGGTGGTGGATCCGATGTCCGCTCAGATCATCTGCCAGGACCTGCGCCTGTGGGACGCCTACCGGCAGGCTGCTCTCCCCCAGGAGGAGACGGACATGTTCACGCTGGGCCTGGAAATCTCCACGAAGGGCCTGGAGGCGGACGCCGAGCCGGAGCTGCGCGAGATCGCCCTGGAACACATGGGGGACCCGGAGGCGTCGGCTGACGCGATGATTCCGTGGTGTCAGGAGAACACGGAGTCTGCGCATGAGGGTGATCCGTGGTGAGTCGCCCGGCCGCGCGCCTACCCCCTGTGGGCGGCGGCCGGGACGTGTGTGTCCGGTCGCGGGCCATGCGCGGGAGCGCTCAGTGTCGTGTGCCCGGCCGGACGGTCTATGGGGTCAGACGCGGGAGCGTCCGCACGCGGTCCACGTGAGCAGCGCCGCGAGGTCGGAGTCAGCGGGCGGAAGGGCGCGTGCCGCGATGTCCACAGCGGAAGACGCGTTGTCCCGCGTGGCCCACAGAACACCGCTGCTGAACACGCCCCATGCTCCCTCGTGGGGTGCGACGCGGACGGTCTCACCCGAAGCGGTCGCCCACTCGATGCCGGTGGACAGTTCCACGATGGCGAGGAGGCGTTTCGCGGACCGCGTGGCGTTCTGTGCCTGCTGGGCGAGCTGCTGATTGGTGGCCACGCACACCCCCGGGCACACGAAAGGCCCGATCCGAAGACCGGGCCTCTCGACAAAAGTTCGACTAGAACACATCCTAGCGGAACTGATTGGTTGTGCGCAACCTACCGACGTTCCCCCAGCTCACCTCTCGTCTCCCTCCCCCTGCCTGATGAGCTCTCCCCACGATCCGTCGTTGATCTCGCACTCCAGCACCCACGCCGTGTGCGACTCCGGGATGCGCGCTTCCCCGATGACGACCCGCTCCCTGTCGATCACCTTCAGCGTCCCCAGCCACGAGTACGAGACCGCCGGGACACCCAGCACCTGAAGCGCCCCGACTACCCACAGTCCCACCGGGCTGCACCGGTCCGACATGCGCTGACCCACGATGCCCTGCACGTCGATCAGCTCACCGAGCTGCTCCGTGGTCAGCCAACCCGCCTCCCTGAGAACAGCGTCCAGGCGCGCGTTCACATCCGACCGCCCCAGACGTGGGGGAGCGAGCGCGATAGTCTCGATCATGATCCTTCTTCCGTAGCTGGTTGCAAGGTCGCGAGGCCTGGCGGGAGGTGGTGCTCCTGCCGGGCCGTCTCACATCTGGGCGTGCTTCAGGTACCGCCGGTACGCCTCGTAGCTGATCCGCCCCGCGTCGACGTCGAGCATGTGGCCGACACAGATCGGCCCGTCGTCGCACAGCTGCCCGCACTCGGTGTCGTAGCCGAGCCTGGTCACCTCCACCACGCATGTCGTCTCCACGTCCGGCACCTCCTCCTGGAGGTAGTAGCGGTCCTCGATGAGCATCATGCGTGCCTCCTAGGCGTCAGTGGTCGTGGGCAGCAGGCTTTCGATCTCGCGGGCCCGCAGGGCGAGCACCACCAGCCGGTCGCGCATCTCAGCCGCCGGACCGCCCGCCAGCGCCTCCGCGATCGTGGCCAGCTCTGCAGCGGTGAAGCTTGACCGGACCAGCGGCCCCCATGCGGCGTCGACGTCCTCGTAGCTGCGCCGAGTCGGGTTCCCGGCGGCGGTCAGCACCAGGTCGCCGTCGTCGGACAGGCCGGTGTGCCAGGTGGTGCCGCGCATGTCGGTGTAGGTGGTGCCGGTGGCGGCGAGAGAGATGGCGTCCATGGGTTCTCCTTCGGTTGGTGTTCGGGCTAGGCGGCGAGTGCGAGCAGTTGGGTGCGGGCGGCCTTGTACGTGTCCTTGCGCGGCCGGTAGGTCACGAGCCCGCCCATGACCCGCCCGAGGGTGTACCGGGTGCAGGCGCGGCGCACGCCGTTCTTCTTGGCGAACCCCTTCACGCCCCCGTCGATGCGCTTCCGCAGCGTCGCCGCCATCCCGGTCGCGGTGACGTCGTCGACCCCAAGGCTGCGCAGGTGGCCGGCGACGGTCTTCAGTCCGGTCCGGTGCGCGGCGTGTGCGGCGGTGCGGGTGGCGACCTTGGCGCGGCGCTCACCTCGGCGCATCTCCTTCTTGACGCGGGCTTCGGTGTTGGTGGGGCGGATGCGCATGTGGTCCTCCGGGGGGCGTCGTGCTGATGTCTCCACTCTATAGATAGATTCTATGGATAGCAACAAGTCTTAGAATCTAGCCCTAGAAGCCACTGATAGAATCCAGGCATGGAAACCCCGGACCGCGACTTCAAGCCGCTCCCAGAGCGCCCCGAGGGCAACGACCTAGACGACCTGAGCTGGGCCGCCGCCGCCTACGAGGCCGCCAACGACAACATCCGGGTGGCCATCGCCCGAGCCCTGGAGAACCCCGAGAACCCCACGGCCGAGGTGCAGAAGCGTGCGCCGTTCAGTCAGGCCACGGTCAACAAGATCGCCCGCGACATGGGCGTTCCCAAGCGCAAGCCCGGAGGGCACAAGTGACCATCGTGGAGTTCGTCAACGCGCGCCTGGACGAGGAAGAGCAGGCGGCGAAGGCGGCGACGCAGTACGACCCTGCCCCCTGGGAATCGACCACATCGGACGATCGGCCCACGAACGCAGACCGTGACCCAGAAGGCATCTCGCCGCACTCGGGATGGGTCCTCAACGCCCGCCGAGAGAACCTGTGGGACGACGAAGGGTGCCTTGCCATGGGAGCAGCTGCGGCAACGCACATCGCCCGCCACGACCCCGCCCGGGTGCTGCGGGACATCGCGGCCAAGCGGGCCATCGTCGCGGCTTACCTGCCCGCAGGTGGAGACCCCCACCCCGGCCTGCCCTGCATCAACTACGAAGGTCAGGACCCCGCGAACTACTCCGAGTGGGACACGTGCTCACGGCACATCAAGGCCAGCGAGAGGCGGATCCACCACGACTACGTGATCCGCCTGCTCGCGTCCGCCTGGTCCGACCACCCCGACTGCGACCCCGCGTGGGCCGCCTGACCCACACTGAAGCCCGCCCCACTTCCCCGGGGCGGGCTTTCGTCATCCCTGCTTCATCTGCCGCCATGTGCGGGTGTCGCTGAACGTCTCCGGTTCCCTCGCGCCTTCCGCGCCCGTGGGCACCGCCGTGTAGGACTGCCCCTCCAGGAGCTCCATGTCACCCCTCGGCACGTCCGTGACCGCCCACCGCCACTGGTAGGGCTCACCCACACCCGGCCGCGTCTGGTACTGCTCAGCCCATCCGATGCGCACCATCTCGTCGCCGACCCATTCCAGCAGGTACGCGTACAGGGTCGTTCCACCCACGGTGGCGCGGACCATCGGCGGAACGCGGTGAGTGGGGGAGGGCATCAGTCGTCGAGGTCGATGTCGAGCAGGTCCGCGATCTCGTAGGCGCCCTCGGGGCCGACGTCCGCGAGGAGTTCAGCGAGCCACGTCTGGTCGTCCGGGGTCAGGGGTTCATCCATGCAGGTGGTGTACCCGCTCAGGTCGACTTCGGACCGCCCCTGCGCGGCCTGACCGGGATGTCCGCCTGCACATCCCCGTGGCGCTTCCACCGCTCAAGGTGAGTGCGGCACCACCCGTGTGTGACGTGCTTACGGCCGCACCCGGGAACCTCGCACACCCGTTCCGGGCGCGACCGGGACGCGGCCAGCGCAGTCTTCCGGCGTGCCTCCAATGCTTGTGCCCGCAGCGGCTCCCGCAATGCCTTCAGTGACTCCTCACGGGCGCTGTCAGCGTCCCGTGCGGCCTCGAAGCGCTTCCACCCGGGGGAGTCCACCCGCTCAGTCGCTTTCTCGCTGAAGGTTCGCTGGAGGTCGGGGGCCACAAGCGGCGTCGACCTGCCGAGCCCGTGCCGCTCCCGGTACTGATCGGCGCTCATGCCGTGCTCGCGGACATGGCGCCCGAGGAACTGGCGCTCTTGGCCGCACTCGTGGCAGACCAGACCGCCGTCATCACCTGGGGAGAGCTGGCCGTAGACGCCATGTCCGTCAGAGTCGCCGTACTGGAGGGGCATGCCGCCATGAAAGCAGAAACCCCACCCGAAGGTGGGGTGTCCCCCCGCGTGCGCGGGGCTGGTCTCACGGGTGCTGGTCAGGCGTTGTCAGGGTCGTGCTTGTCAACGATCTCCCCGAGGTCGACGCCCTTGATGATGGTGGCGATGTCGAGTCGACCGTCCTCGTTCGTGGGGTAGCCCTCGAAGTCCGTGTCGGCGTCGTAGTAGGGCCCGTAGAAGTCGTTGCCGTTCAGGGACACTCCGTCGGGCAGGGCCTCGTTGATGGCGTCTCGGTAGGCGTCGACCATGGCGTCGAAGCTCCCGTCGGACTGGATCCGCTCGACCCACTCGCTGTCGCCGCCGCTGATGTAGTTGGTGACGCTGGCTTCGACGGTGAGGGCGGAGCTGTCGCCGTGGTTGTTCCAGGTGCCGTATTCGGTGGTGGTGGTCATGTGCTTCTCCTTGTGCTCTTCGTAGATCTGGCCGTAGCGGGCGGGCTTCATGCCCAGGTGCGCGGCGGCTGCCTTCTTTGTGCCGTGGTCGGCGTGCGCTTGGTGGACCATGCGTCCGCGCTCAGCGCCGATCTCACTGCGGACCTGCTCGAAGAGGTCCGCAAGGGCCTTCATCTTGTCGGCGTCGGGGAGCTGGTTGAGGGCGTCCCAGTCGATGCGGTAGTAGCTCATGCGTAGATGTCCTCGTCCTCTTCGGCGTCGTCCTCGTGGTCCTCGGTGTCGCCGCCGACGGCGTCGGCCCAGGCGTCGCCGTACTCGGTGCGGTGCTCGGGGCGGGCGTGCAGGACCTGGGGGAGGCGGGCTTCGGCGGCGGCGAAGAGGGCGGTGGCGATGCCCTCGCGGCGGTAGGCGGGGGCGGTCTCGATGTTGGCGATGATCAGGGTGTCCATGGCCACGTACAGCTCGGAGGCGATGTCGCCGTCGGCGGTGATGGCCTGGAAGCGGTGGAGGTCGGTGTTCTCGCCGGGGTAGGCGGCGACGGCGTAGGCGATCTCGTAGGTGGTGCCTTCGGTGCTGATCATGTCCGCCGCCTTCCGGTGTGCCCTGCTGACACTCATAAATATAGGGTACCTAGATCAGACTGTCAACAGGGTACCTATATTTCTCTGGAATGAGCCTCTGACATGCAAAAACCCCCGCCCACTGGATCGTGGGCGGGGGCCGGGCCCGCTTGTCTCTTCCCCGCAGGCCCTCCCCGGGGAGCCACCCCGGGTCCACCGCGCGCTATGCCCCTCGGGGCTCGCGCGGAGGTCTAGTGGTGGGGGCGCCGACCTCACGAACGCTCGGCGCCCCCGCCCGACATCTGGTCGGGCTCGTCGCATCCCCTCGCAAGGTGCGACGTCAGGCCCCGCGCGCAACAAGGGGACGGTGCGCGCGGGAAGTCTCAACGGGTCTTCGGCCCCCACCGGACGCCGTCCATGGCGCCGGGAACCTTCTGGCCGGCCGCACGGAGGTCGGCTTCCCACCGGAGCTCCATGGCGATCAGCTCGCCCTGCCGGTCGTAGTCGGCCTGTTCCTTCGGGGTGAGTGGGGCGTCGGTCTTGGCGACGGTCACTGGTCTCTCCTGGTATCGATACGTCTCGATACGTATCCCGTGGTGGTGACTCGTATACGCGGTTTTACGGTCGCGCCATGAATCGTGATCTTGAATTCGGGCCCGACGATGAGATCGACCACGAGGGCCCCGTGACCCCGTACCGGCAGCTAGCGGCCATCTTGACAGCTCGCATCGCCCGAGGCGACTGGGCACCGGACCGCGCCATCCCATCCGAGGTGCGCCTTGTCCAGGAGTACGGTCTCGCACGTTCCACTGTCCGACGCACGATCGCGCTCCTCGTGGAAGAGGGGACGGTGTACGTCGTCCCGCAGCGCGGCACGTTCGTGAAGGGGTAGCTCACAGGACGTCCGCCTTGTAGGGGGCGCCGACGCGCACGCCGGGGGAGCGCAGCTTCTCTTCGAGCTCTGCTGCGCTCTCCTCCATGAGGGTCTGCTCTACGTTCTCCACGAGTGCGGTCGCCATCCAGTACCGGGGAGTGCGCCACAGACGCCACGCGTCCCCGTACATGCGCTGAAGCCGGGCGAGCTCCGCGCCGTCCCGATCCAGGTCTTCCTTCGTCGCATTCACCTGTCCAGACCCCCTCTGTACTGTGGATACGACGCTACGGAGCGCACGCCAGGCCCACCACGGACCAGCAGTACGAGTCACCCCTCGGAGATCCCCCATGGCACAGCAGCGCCGCCCCGCCACCCGGACTGTCAGTCAGGGTTCACCCCCACGCGCCGAAGCCGACCGTGAAGGACGGGTCTCCGGGTACGTCCTCAAGACCATCCGGCAGGCCATCGGGCTCACCCAGGAGCAGCTAGCCGAGAAAGCGCGCGTGGACGTGTCCACACTCCAGGGGTGGGAGTCGGGTCGCCGGCCACTCATGGCGGTCTCCGCTGGCGCGTACCTCAAGCTCCGCCACCTCCTCCATCGACTGGGTTCCACGCCTCGACTGCTGGAGCAGCTGGACACCGCGATGGAAGCCGACAGGTTCATCGGGTACGTGCTCAGCAGCGACGGACCCATCGACCTGGACAACCACCCGCTGGCGACGTGGGTGATCACCCGCCCGTTCACCGAGCTGGTCGCGTGGCCTTTCACCGGCACGGTCCCGAACGAACTTCGCGAGACCGCCCCGATACGTCGCCGGGGCCCGTCAGGGACAGGCCCGGACATGGCCGCAGGGGAGCGCCGCCACATGGTCGAGCACCTCCAGGCCGCCGCTGAACAAGCCGCCCACGAGTCCGTGGAGGGCGCTCTGTTGCGCAGGCAGGCCCATTACGTCGCGGGCTTCGACGAGTCCTCAGAGACCGTGGAGTGGCTCGCGGTCATGCAGCGTGCCGAACAGCGTCGGCTCGGCAACCGGGTGGAGTGGACGCCGTCGTGGGCGGTGGTCCGGTCGGGGGCGCACTCGCTCGCGCGCACGGGCGACTCGGAGGCGCTGTCGCAGTTCATCGACGTGCACATCTCCACCGACGCATGCGAGATCGCGAACCTCAACTACTGGGCGTACTGGCTCGGGGAGATCAGCGATCCCCAGCTGGCGGACACGTTCATGGTCGAGGTCGAACTCGACTCCTGGCGCGGCGACCGGCTACTGAAGCATCTAATGGGACGCCTCACCCCCACGAACCCCTATGTGGACGTCGTCTGCCACACCCTGTGGGCACTGATCATCCGCAAGCCGTCCCTGCTGGACACCCGGATCGCGGGCGATCTGGCCGGCGCGGTCGCCCGGATGATCGAGGAGGGTGTGATCTCGCCCCAGTCCCGCCGGGAGCTTGAGGAAGTGCTTTACGCTCTCAGGATGATCCACCGCCGGTAGAGAGGGTCACATGGCTGACGAGCAGGACGTGCGGGCACTGGACTACCTGTACGAGATGGGGTTGCTGAAGCGGTACAAGCGCACCGGGTGGACGATCGCGGGCGTGAGTGCACCGGAGTCGATCGCGGACCACTCGCACCGCACGGCGATCACGGCCGCGGTCATCGCGGAGTTGGAGGGCGCGGACCCGCAGCGGGCCGCGTTCCTGGCGCTGTTCCATGACACGCAGGAGACCCGGATCACGGACATCCCGTACATCGGGAAGCGGTACCTGAAGGCGTCCTCGAACGCGGAGGTGACCGCGGACCAGGTCGCGGGGATGCCAGAGGGTCTCGCCCGTTTGATCGGTGGCGCGGAGTCGGAGTACGAGGCGAAGGAGTCGGCTGAGGCGCGGTGCGCGAAGGACGCTGACAAGCTCGAATGTCTCCTCCAGGCGGTGGAGTACCAGGAGCAGGGCACGGACACGCAGGCGTGGATCGACTCGTCGTTGGCGGCGCTGAAGACCGACTCGGCGCAGCGCCTTGCGAAGGTGGCGCTGGAGCGGAAGCCGCTGGCGTGGATGCATGAGGCGCGGGACTCGAAGCCCGCACTGTAGGCGGGAAGGCAGGGCCCCTCTTCGGAGGGGCCCGTCGTCACTCCTGCCCGGTCACCTCGGACAGGCCGTTCAGCCGGTGCTTGAGCCAGCGAGCGCCAGATTCGTCCGTGAAGAGGACCTTCAACTGGAGATCGTCCTCAGCCGCCCCTACCCAGTAGAAGCGCGCCTCTTTGCCGGGAGGTACTGCCGGGACGGACCCCTCCCGGTAAACCTCTTCCCCGTCCAAGACGTAGCACTTCGGCGGCTTCCCTTTGATGTCGATTTGGACGTCACGGATGGGTCCGACGCCCTTGTTCGCAACGTGAGCGCGCGCCGTCATATCGTTCAGATTGATGCCGCTGCGGTAGAGGACTCCGTTGAGGGCTTTGGCATCCGCTTCCTTGCGCCACCCTTGGAACAGGTCCATGTCGACTGCTTCAGCTGGGATTCGTCGCAGACGTTCGCGGTCCTCACGACGATGTGCCATCTCGTCGTTGAGCGCCTTCGTAGTGGCCACGAGCGCTTCATCCTGCTTCTCGGACAGCTTTACGGTCGAAGAGAGCGCCTTGTACTGCTTGCTGATCAGCACGATCGCGATGATGAGGGTGCCGACGCCACCGACCGCGGCGACGATCCCTGAGATCGCCCCGATCCAGTCGGTGATGGTGGGGGCTGTTGCGGCGTCCATGGTGGCTCCTGGTGCTGGGGTTCCCCGATCCTGCCATGGTCCGCAGACAGCGGGCATGAGAACTGGCCTCGCCATGTGGCAGGGCCCCGGGCGCGGAGTGGCCTCCGGCGCCGAAGGAGGATGCGGGGGAGTAGTCCTCAACCCCGGACGCACGAAAGCCCGGCACGTGGCCGGGCTTTTCGTAGGACTCCTCTAAGGAGTGATGAAGAGTGCAGAGAAGAGTGTGAAGCGGAACCCATCCCTGACGGTAAAACTCGTTGTGACTCCTCTAAGGAGTGATGAACAGGTCTCCGACCCTACCAGCTCTTCCCGGGTGCACGTGCACACAAGGTAAGATGGGGGCACAACAGAAAAAACGAGCCCGCCCGGTGCGTCAACACCGAACGGGCTCTGACCACCAGACCTGCGCTAATCAGGAAAGGCGGCTAGGCGTGAAGCTTAGTCACATGGTAGCCCGTACCCAAAACTGGGGCGCTACCCAGCGAGCCACACCCGTGTTCCTCCCCCAGGGAGGCACGCGATGAGCACCGACACCTTCGAGATCGAAGCGCTCGACCAGCCCACCTTCACACAGGTCGGGCACTGGGTCGCCTTCCGATCCGACCTCTCACCCACCGCGCGACACCTCTACACCGTCCTTGCGACGTTCGTGAACCAGGGCAGGCGCGCCAACGGGGACACCGACGTGTGGCCGTCCCTCAACCTCCTCGCCGTCACCCTCGGGCTGTCCAAGGGCAAGTCCGTCACGCCCTACATGGACGAGCTCATCCAAGCCCGGATCGTCGAAAAGACCACCAACACCATCGGCGGCATGCGGTCCCGCAACCACTACGGCATCCGCTTCAATCCACCGCCGGGAGAGAAGGCCACCACGAACTTCGTGGAACTCCTCGAACCCCTCAAGGCCATCGCCAGAGACGCCGAGGCCATGAACAAGGTCGCAGCGGAAACCCGGGAGCTCATCAAGGAGCGCCGGGCCCGTGAGAGCTCGAAGAGGACCGGTCGCCCCGTAGTCCCGGATTCGGGACCACGTAGTCACGGATCGGGGGGTACGTACTCCCGAAAAGCGGACCGTAACAAGACGCAGGTCGAACTAGACGCAGGTCGAACTACAGCTTCTTCCTCTTCCGCTGACGCCCCCGCTGAGCGTGAGCCCGCTCCCGCCGTCGAGAAGAAGACGAAGAAGACCCCAGAGCAAATCATCATCGAACGACTCAGCTGCACCGAGGACGAAGCCGCCAAGGTCGCCGTCTACATCAACCAACAAGGCGACGGGAAGGGCGGCCGCATCCGCTCCCTGAGCTGGTGGGTAGGGGACCGCGACATCCACACCCTCCGCCAGGACCTCGCCGTCGTGCGCGGCTCCCAGAAGCCCGCTGGCGTGTCCTACGACAAGGACCCAGGCGCGTACCTGCGCAGCATCAACGGGAGCGGCTACAAGCCGTACAAGAACCCTGAGAACCAGGACGCCTACGACGAGCCGCTACTGGCCCCGCCCGCAAAGGTCCACACCGGGGCGCGAGGCTACGTTCCGCCCAACGAGTACTGGGACGACGTCACCGACGAACAGCTCAAGGCCAGCCTGTAGGACAGCGGGCCCGTCGGGTGACCTCCGGCGGGCCCATCAGCGACCATGAACACAGGAGGAACACCATGCCCAGATTCGAAGCCGACTGCCCCACCTGCGACACCCCCATCGAGTCCTACGAGCTCGCTAGCGGGCTCCTCGCCACCTACCCCAGTGCCGTCGCCGTGCCCGGCGGAGGGTTCGCCGACGGCCACCAGATCGGTGTTGGCGAAGCCCCCGGGCCGATGTACGGGATGACTCCGAGCATCACTTCCGCTCCCGACCACGACGTGATGACCCTCCACCCGTGCGGGCACGTCCTGAACGGCCCCGAGGTTCACGAACTGCGCTTCCGCATGCGCCAGGACATCCCCGAGCCGCTGAGGATCGGAGCGCCGGCCATCGACATGGAGCTGAAAGCGGACGACGACCGGGTCACTGTGTCACTCAACGCCCCCTCGGGGGTTCGGGCGAGGTCACTGGATCGCGCCCAGGCGGCCCGGGTGCGGGACTGGCTGACGAAGTACCTGGACGAAACCGCCTGACCCCCGGGGCGCTTCCGCCACGGGAGCGGCCCGCCGCGGCGGACGGTCGGCGGGGCAGGGCAGCATGAGAGCAACGACAGGAGATGACATGACCCCCAAGATCACTCCGATAGAAACCCGCTACGCCGGCTACCGCTTTCGATCCCGCCTCGAAGCCCGATGGGCCGTGTTCTTCGACCACCTCGACATCCCCTGGGACTACGAGCCCGAGGGCTACCTCATCGACGGAAAGCCCTACCTGCCGGACTTCCTGCTCTACCCGAACACCGACCGTGCGTTCTGGTTCGAGGTCAAAGGCACGTTCCCCACAGACGACGAACTCAGCAAGGCGCAAGGGCTCGCTACGGGAACAGACCGCCCCGTCTACGTGTACTACGCCAAGCCCGAACTGCCTGCCCCAGAGCTATCCCACGTCACAACCGTGGGCGACTTCTTCGGCCAAGAACAGTGGGCGTGGACCAACGAGTTTGGGTGGCAATCTCTCTCCCTAGGTCCCGCTGAATGGGAACACGACCTGACGCCGACGGCCTTCCGGCTTAACCCTCCCTTCAAGGGGAAGGTCAAAGCTCCGAAGAGCGGGTTCTGGTGGTGGATGGACTGCCCGTTCTGCAAGACGGTGGTTCTCAAGCTTCGGGGCCAAGTAGGTTTCTGCCCCCGGCGCCATGTGGGGGACTGGGTGGACGAGGGGCTGTACCCCCGGTTCGCTCACCACACCGCCCGCTTGCAGCGGGCGTATGTGGCTGCCCGTTCTGCGCGGTTCGAGCACGGCGAGAAGGGGTGACCTCCCTGCCGCCCTGCCCCGCGGTCGGGAACTGGAGGAGGCTAGCTCCTGGGGGCCAACCTTTGAGTAAGACGCTGGCGCCACCGTGGAGCAGGCATGGGGCTCTCCAGGGCTTGGATCCTCCCCGCCAGCAGTGCACGGAATTTGGGAAGTTCGGTGCTCGGCTCTCTCCAGAGCCTCTCTACGGCGTCAATGAGCTCTTGGTCCGCTGACATTATCGCGATGCTGCGCAGGGCCACCAAGTGTGGCCTTGGGTCAGGCCCAAAGCTCCTTTTTTTGCGTTCATACGTCCCAGAGTCGAACGAGGCAGCCTCGTCCACAAGAGAAGCCAAGAGCTGGCGCTGCGCGGCAATCTCCTGGACTACTTCCTGCTGCTTTCGGTCAGCGAGTTCGTGGCTTCGCTTTCTCCGCTCGTTCCATGATGAGACGAGCGGTTGGATGGCAGCTCCGGCCGCGACCAAGACCAGGGGCTCCAGGGTCTCGTAAATATTGACGAGGGTTTCTATCACGCTCGTGTCTTCTACGCAGGGGTGCCGGTCGGCACCGTGTGTCGGTCATCATTTCACCTAACCTTCTTCCAGGGCTGGAAGTGGTCGGGGGCTATGCCCACCTCCCCATCGTGGGCCACCGTTCCCCGGGGTCGTCGACCGCCTCGAACCCGGCCGCGCGGAAGAACGCGACGCGCTCCTCGACGCCCTCGCCCTCGTCTGGGAACAGGAACACCCACCGGACGCCAGCCTCCCGCGACTCTCCCACGAACGCGCTCAGCAGCCCCGCACCGACCCCCCGCCGCCTCCACGCCGCGTCCACCACCAGGGACAGGACGTACCCGTGCGGAGGCGGCACCGGGGCACCAGGGCCCGTGTACGCACCATCCAAGACGCCCTCCAGCCAGCCCACGACCGCGCCGGCGTCGACGGCGACCAGGGCGACGGAGCCCTCCGAGTAGCCCTTCGCGCCGAAGTGGGGAGCAGAGGCGGCGACCAGGTGGGCGATGTCCGGGCCGTCCTCAGGCAGGGCGCGACGGAACAGCATGGGGGCACGGTACCTGGAACCTCAGTCCGCAGGCGCGTACCCCCACCGCTCCTCAGAGCCCGCGGACGCCCGCAGGCTCACCGCCGGCACACGATGCGGACGCTGCGACCGCACATCAGTCACCGACACCCACGGGCCGCCGTCGTAGGCACGCACGATCACCGAGGTGCGCGACCCCGGGTAGAGGCTGCGGAACTCTCGGCCGGTGTAGATGTGGTCGTGCATGGTGCGCTCCGTTCGTAGGGGTGGTCCCATCGTGCTCGGGTCGGGCAGACGGGACCGTCCAATTCCGGACTCTGCGCAGTGGCACCGGTCACACGAAAGGCCCCCGCCGAAGCAGGGGCCGAAGGGTGCAAGGGTCACGCCGGCGGAGGCATCGGCGTACTCAACAGCATCACCAGCGGGATCCCCGCCAGCGACGCCACCCTGATTCCCGCCTCCACCGGAGACCGATCCTCCGTGCGGAACGCAACCGGCGACCTGAACATCCACCAACGCTTACCGCGGACCACGAACGGCCAAGCCAACGGCACACCTGACTTCGTCAGCCAGTCACCCAGCACGTGCGTGAGCGCGCCGACGAACACCGTCAGCCCGAGCAGCCAC